TTTCAATAATAGCAGCACAAAACACTCCAACAGTTAGTGGAGTAATCTGGGGTATTTAAAATGACTACAGAAACCATTCAAACATCAGTTGCGCCAATACCAAACCCATCAAATTGGGCTAATTATTATGTACCGGATGATGATAGTCCGGTTATCTTCTTAGAGAAAGCTACTGATGGAAGAACCACTTTAGATGATATTAAACCTGCTTTAGATGAATATAAACGTTTACATAAAGCTGGGATATCCAGTCCAGCGGAATTACTTACATTATGTAGGGCTTACCCTGACAACAAAACTTACTCGAAAGCATTAACTAAAATGAACATAGGTGATGACGATTCCTTAGTGGTTGGTGGTCCCGCCTCAATTGAATTAGTTGATAGGGAAGGACACCTTATAACTACAGATGCTTTAGGGAAAGCATTTACAAAATATATGGATAATTTCCGTACAAGAAATGCTATGGTATTACATTCCGATGTTCAGGTAGGTTGGGCTTTACCAGCATACATTTCAAAGGGCGGACAGATCTTTAAGTCCGGTGTGGATGATAAAGGTTTATTTTTCATTACAGAGCTTAGGAATGATACTAAAATCGCTAAGAAAGTAATGGAACAGATTCATGAGGGTAAATTAAAAAGCTATAGTATCGCGGGTAGTGCTACAAAAACACAAACTATACAAAAAGGGCTTCAAAGTATAATGCAGGTAGATGAATTAGAGCTTGCTGAGGTAACGGTTTGTGAGAAGGGTGTCAATCAAGGAGCCTCTTTCGATATATTAAAAACTGAGGATGCCGCAACTTCTTCTTGTATAGACGGCAGTTGTTTAGTATCTAAAGAAGAAACACACGAGAAAGGAGTTGAACTTATGTATAAATCAGATGGAGATATTAACTTCACTAAATCATTTCTTAATTTTATGAGAAAGGAAGTGGAGGAAATTTCCCCCACAATTAATTATCCCAACTCTACAGATGCTGGTGTTTTTGATTTAGGAGACGTATTCCCAACCTTAGAAGATGAGGAAGGGAGACGAAAAGTCCATGCAGATTTCTTAGAGGAATACGGATTCCCTTCAGGAGCGCCGACTCATATTTCTCCCCCCTGGATAGTTAATAATGCTGGAGATGATATAGTTTCCGCAAATGATGTTAATAACATAGACATATCCGAAATACAAGATGCTGTAATAGATAGTATAAGAGAACAGTTTAATGGTAACGGCAAGTAATTTTATACAAGCTTATGATAATTTAATATCAACTCTTACTGGCATACCCATTAAGAAGATAGTATTACCTATAACTGTTTCTAAGACTGATTCCCTTAATGACTGGGTAAAAAATGACCCACTAAATCAAACCAAACATTTAGTAAAAGATTCATGTATGTGTGAAAACTGTTTTCAGGAAAAAAGCAATTACATGGGTATAATACAATTAGATGTAAAGAATAATCCTTTTGCGATTGCAACAGCGCAGGCTAAAAAGCAGGGTTATGAAGACTTCTCAGAAGGTAGTGCCGGAGCTAAAAAACGGGATGAGATTGCAGAGGCACTAAAAGAATAATTTAATATAGTTTAAGGGAAGAAGACTGAAATGAAATTTATCGGTAAATTCAGACCACAAATATTTTTAGCTATACTAGTATTAGGCATTCTAGCAGGGTTCGGTGCTATGAACGATTTTCCAGAGATCGCCACTGGAACCATCGGTGGTATCATTGCTCTTGGAATGAAGGTATTGGAGAATGAATAATG